GTTTTGTGCAACATTTACATAACTTTGCTTGTTCTTGATATTCACTCATATTATTTGCATCCTATCCATAGCTTCTTTTAAATGTTCTGGCATTTTGGGGGCACGAATCATATTATAGTGATGAACCTCTGCGTCTGCCTTTTTGCCAAAATCATCATCATAAGACATAGACTCATATGTATGTATGTCTATTTCTTGATTTACATTTGGCCTTGTCATACTAATTGCATTAAATATTGACCCGCAAACTGCGTCAGCCAAGTCTTTTGATCCTTTGCGTGGGTGATCAACTTTATCTTTCATTATTTTTAATTGTAACAATTCATCTATAAGTAAAGGTATATATGGACCTTTTAATCTTTCTTCAAGCACAACCATTGCCATATCGTCATAATGTTTTTTTGCTACAGACAATATCTCAGTATTAATTCCATATTGTTTTAATTGCTGCATCATGTCATGAGAATTCCATCTATCAAAAGTACATAGTCTTATTTTAAAGCCAGCAGTTCTCAAAGCCAAGATGTAGTCTTTTACTTCTGTAAAGTCTACAGACTTGTCTGGTGTTGGCGTCCAGTATCTTACGGCATCAACTTCAACTATTGGGGCAGGCTGAGAGTAGCTGTCTGTTACCTTTACGTTAACCCACTTTTGAACATGTGACATAGAGACAGCACAGTGGTCATGTTTTTGCGCCAAGTCAACGTGTATAAAATATTCTTTGTCTGGATCTGGCGCAAACCAATTCTCCAGTCTTCCAAAAGAATCTACTGCAAGAGCAGTATTGCTAAACGCTTTTTCTATTTTTTCACGAGATTTAAAAAATGCATCTATCATCTCTGGAGGCATACATGCAAATCTTCCCAGAGCGTCTGGCATATTTTTATAAAACTCTACTTTATAATCTTCAATCTTTTTAGTTGGATTAACTTCCCAGGATGGTCTTTTAATTGCGTATACTTTTGGTATAGCATATGAAACAATGTGGTCCTCTTCCCACTCAACAACTACCTCGTTTCCTGGTGTACCCTCTGGCAGATCCTCGTCCATTTTTAATGTAGCAGATCTAATAATTGTTTCTTTATCTGCTATAACTGAGTCATAAAATTTTTGAATAGGATCATTTTTAAAACGAGGGAAGGAAAGCAATATAACCTTGCCATAGTCTGGAAAACGGGAAATTACTGATGCACGATACATATCATATATAGCGTCAGCTGTTTTTGCTTGATCGTGTCCTGTTGTGTTCTCTATTGCAAATCCTGAAATCTCATCAAGGATTACAGCAATAACGTTATATCCTTCCCAAGCTTCTCTTTGAGAGTGACCTGAGTGTACTGTTATGCTCTTATCAAATTTAATTTCTGATGCTTTTGCTTCATATTTACCTGCAAACCAAGGGCATCTGTCAACACGAGTTTTAAATCCTTTAAAGAAAACGTTGTTTGCTTGTTGTGCGTTAATAGCAATATTTAGAATATCAATTGTATCGCCTGGTGGCTTACCATAATATGTTGCTGGGTCTTTTAAGCATAACAGAAGATAAACCATATACGATACTGAAATGGTAGCCGTATAGTCTTTTCCAGAACCCTTTCCGAGTTGAGCAATTACTTCATTGCATGTTTGTTTAAACATGCGCTTTCCTTCTTCTTCTCCAAACAGTTTAACCAAGGTTGATTCTTTATATATCTGAGAAGACTTTTCAATAAGAGTATATTGATAATCAGATAAAGGGGGAAGCCCTAAATAGTCTGGGCTTGTTACAAATGTACGTAGATCTACTGGACGTTCATCAAATTCTTCACCGTCTAGTATATCTATTATGTCATTAAAATTAAATTCCAAATTCGGCTCCATGCAGGTTAGTTTTTACAAAAGATTCTGGAACCTTTACCATTTTATATATATGATTAGAATGTGTATATCTAACTTCACTAAGCAGCTCATTTACTCCATGCAAACAATCTTGTCCCGCCCCATGTATTACAAGATCACCTTTTACTGGATGATACTCTATACCCTTTTCTGGATAAAAAAGTGATCCTCCTTCAAAATTATTAAAATAAAGTATCATTCCTGCTACATTTAATTGCTCAAGCTTAAAAGGCTCACCTTCTTTATATAAATATGCAGCTTCTTTTACATCAAGAAAATCATGCTCGTCTGTATGCACTCCCCAAGTTGAGCCCTTAAGCATTCTTATTGGGTTTACATTTGTTCCTACGTAATATCCCTCTTCAAGCAAAGATTGAACTCTTTCCCTGATTTTAGCTATTATGTCTATAGAGATAGTTCTTTTGTGCCCAGATCTTTCATCTCCAATCCAAGCATCTTCGCTAAGATTAGAAACAATATCTAAAATACTATTGCACTCTTCTTCTGTAACAAAATTATGATAAACATAAATATTTTCATGAATTTTTTCTGCGTTATCTGTTTTTAACATTATGCCACCCCGTTATCTTCATGTATTACTATTGGCTCAACTACACCCGTTATCTGGGAAAGTCTTTTTGCAACCTCTAGTTTACAATGAGAGCATTGGGCCGTTACATCTTTTAATATTCCGACCAAGACCTCTTGTTTTTTTTCATTTTCTGCTATTTGTGCAGCAATTTCATTATTTTCTAAAACACCTACAGATTGAAGCATTGCAATTCTTTTTGTTTCTATATCCGCAATTAGCTTTAATGCGGTAGCCTTTACATTTAAAGCATCTTGTATATCAGCTTGCTGTACAGTTTTCCATGCCTCATTAATTAGCATCGCATAGTGTTGGTCTGCTCCAGAGATTGCTTCTCTTGCTCTATCTCTTATATTGTTGTCATTATGGACAATAGACTTCCACTCGTCTACTAACTCCACCACTTCTTTTCTTGTAAGTCCAGTAATGGTGGCAATTTGTGTAGCAGAATTACCCTTAAGCAACTCCTCTACAACTTTATTCATTCGGTCAAAATGTACCGCTGGCTCAATTTCACTCATAAGTTTATTATACCATCTTAGTTGACTAAAATCATTCAGACTTTGACTTGGCTATTTTAAGCAGCACCAAATATCCGATTAGGTCATCAATATCATTGTCTCCTGGATATTCTGTACCCTTCATAAGTCTATTTAGCTTATCATCAATACGAACGTGGAGCTGCTCTCTTGGCCCCGCCTTTGAAAATATACGCACAGGATCAAGTGCTGAGTTGCCATAAGCAATATTCTTTTTTACCAACATGTGTGCAATTTCATGACAGGTTTCCCAAATTTCTTTTCCTGCTTCTGTGCCAACTGTAAGTAAATATAAATCCTGACAGTTAAAATTTTCTACATCTGGAAATACTGGTTCTAACATTACCGCCTCTTTATCAATTTAAATTGTTCTAAGTATCTCTGTATCGTCATAGCAGAGACATTGCATTCTTTTGCAATTTCTGTAACCGTTTTCTTCTGTACTATATACCTTCTATATAGCCACTCTTTACTTTGATATAGTTTCATCGTTTTGTAAGAACCTCATTTGCATAATAAGCAATTCCAAAAGAATCTGCTACATCAAAATCCTCTAAATTAAGATTATATTTTTTATTAAAATAATCTGCTGTTCTTTGTTTACGCATATTTCTTAGTTGGTTTTTATACCATGATTCAGCATATCCTGGATTGGCCAACCTTATTGCAGACTTTTCATCTTTCGTCGGATTTTTGTTGCCAATGTGCGCCTGCCACGAGGTAGGGCTAATTGTAATAACCTTAGCGCCAGTAGACATAAGCTCAGCAATAACAACTCCATAGACATACGATAATTTTATCACAGCATCTGGTGATCTGACAAGTACTGCACCCTCTACCGCAATATAATCAGACTTTAGCTCATCTAGCATTATAGACATTTTATTTTTTGCATCATATATTTTTTCATATATGTCTGCACCTTCAATATTTATCTTTCCCCACTTTAAAGGAATATTGTTTTCAAGCAAACAAAAAGCAATAGAGTTTGTAGAAGCATCTATCCCTAAAACTCTGTAAGCTTTAGTTTTAATCAATTCGTTTAATCTCATCGATTAATACTTTTACCTTTCCTTTAGACTTTGAATTAGATTTTTGCTCACAGTCATGACATATATCAATGCTATTGTACCTGCTTAACTTTATTTTGCACTTTTTACATTTTCTTAAAGCGCCATTTTTAATTGCTTTTTTTTCATAATATTTTTCCATGATTCTTTTATTTGTGGCAATTCTGCAGCAATCATCAGAACAATACTTTTGGTTATGTGTTTTTGGCTCAAACTCTATTGAACAGTCTTTGTTAAAACAAATCATAGCGCTGGAACCTCATAAAGTTCGATTTGAACTGTTCCATTTGGTGAGTCTTTAGCCCAACATTGTTTTTTAATTGGACAATAAGTGCAAGGCATCTTTGTTTTAGTTGCACCAGCTGGCCTCATTGGGAGATCGCCATCTTTAAAGTTATCATAAACCTCTTGCATCCAAAGGAATAGATCTTCTATAATCTTTTTATTTTTTTCATTCATGGAAATTGGAATGATTAAAATTTCTTGAGTGTTTTTATTTTCATACAGGAAAAAACCTTCTTTAGCGTTTTTTAATTTCATGTATGTCAATAACTGAAGGGTATGATTAACTGAGGGCTTCATTTCAGCTTGTCTTGTATCCCAAACTTCTTGTTTAGCCGTCTTTATTTCACCAAGCACAATTTCATTATCATACTCCATAATTAAATCTATAAAACCACGAATTGGTGGGTACTCGTTTATAATCTCTTCTTCTTCTGCCCTAAACTGTGGCATTGTAGAGATTAGCTTTTGTAGTCTTTCATGAGCTTGTGTGCCCTGTGCCATATTAGCAACTGCTACTGCATCGTTGTCATCTATAAACATTGCCCCGCTAAATGCCATGTACCAGTATCTTGGACAATTGCCATGTCCGTATCCAAGCGAACTTGGGCTAAATGATTTTTTTGTCATCTCTCCATCTGCACGTTTAGTATTTCGGTAAGACTCATCAAGCAACTGTGCAAATAGTTCTGGATCAAAATGCTTGCCTGTATGCTTTTTAAACTTTAAATTCTTTACGATATCTCTAGCCATTAGTCGGCACCCATAATTTTTCTTTTCCCTTATTGTGGTATCTTGCCATAACAAATAGAAGGTCTGACAAACGATTTAAATACTTAGGTATATTATGATTAATATTATTAAGCTTCCATACTTCTCGCTCTGCACGTCTTACTATGGTTCTAGCATTATGCAGTGGACCAGTAGGCAAAACAAATGACCTAAGTGGCTCAAGATATTCATTATAGTCATCAATAACATTTTCCAAATACATGATTCTATTTTCAGAAATACTGATTGTTTTTGCTCCAGATAATTCTGCACCTAGATCAAAAAGGTCGCCTTGGACTCTTTCAAGGATGTCATTGTATTCGTCTGTTGCCATTCCGATAGCTGAGTTTGCCTCATCTACTGCACCAATTGCTTGCATTACTGGGTCTGTTTTAGACAACCTCTCATTATTTGCATTTGAAGTCTGTCCATCATCACCAGTCTTAGTATAAATTTTAGTTAAATGTACCATCATGAATTATACCTAACGACATACTTAAGAGCATCTACAAGTTTGTCTATGGACTCCTTTACAGAATAATATACATTCTTTTTATTATTGTTTACTGTTCCAGCTTTGTCTTTAGCAATTGTTGAATAAACAGAAGCCATTACGGCAAACTTTGTAGACAT